CATGAAGAAAAGCCGATCCGTCTGCCTTTTTCTTGTCCGAAAACGCAGTGTCTGCGACAATAAAGGTATAGTCAAACCGTTCGGGCGCTGCGGTATAGCGTACAAAGTTCCCCGTTTTGATTAAATTACCACCCTCGACGACCGGTTGTTGTTGGTATAACGCGGCCCATTCTTGGGACGACATAGCGGCGCGCATTTCTTCGAGCTGTTCCAACGGGTGCAACGCCGGCACAAGCGCACGGCCTTCGTCGATAGCTTTGAAGCTCAAGATTTTAATTCTGTCTTTTTCGGCGTTTTTCTTTATGTAGCCGACCAAGTCTTCAACGTGCCAGCGCGTCATCATTATCAGCTGGCCGCTTGTTTGAGATAAGCGGGTCAAAAAAACGGTTTTATACCAGCTTTCGATTGTCTGTCGGACTGTTATTGAGCGCGCTTCCGTCATGTTCTTAATCGGGT